GCCTGAGTTCTATCAGCCAACAGAATGGCGTGGTCGTAGTCTTGATAAGAAACAAGGGAGTGCAGGTACAGTAACTGTATCTGACAACGGCTTTAATGAAATTGCAATGACTGAGTATGAGTTTCTACTAGACGTAGGGGTATGCCCAGAGCAAGCACGTATTGTGCTGCCACAGAGCATGGTCACTGAGTGGTACTGGTCAGGTAGCTTAGATGCATTTGCTGACATGTGTAACCTACGTTGTAAGCCTGACACACAGTACGAGACACAGGTTGTAGCTGGGCACATCGACACAGAGATGGCTAAGCTGTTCCCTGTATCATGGAAAGCATTAAGGGAGAACGAATGATGAGGGGTAACATTAATGGTGCAATCAAGGCGTCAGCTATTGTAGCTTTACTGATTGCTGCACCACCAGTACTGATAGCTATGACATACGATGAATACCCAAAGTACTGCAAGCTATCTATATTACTACCATGCATAGGAGTAAGTAATGAATGATAAAATTAAAATTACAGAGATAGAAGAGCATGAGGATGGCAGTGCTACACTACAAGTAGAGTGTGACCCTGAAACATTTGCAGCTATTTTTAATGCTGGGTTTGTAACTTTAATTAAAGCAGGTTTAGAAACAGAAAGGATTGAAGATGTACGCAGTTCAGATTGAAATAGAAAAGGGTGAGTACACTTTGGTACGAAAAGAAAACCCTTGGACTTATGATTCAGAAGTTCTTTTGTTTGAAACAAGAGCAGAAGCAGAGGATGAATTAACAAGATGGAACACAGGTATTGTAGTAGATTACAAACGATACATAAGACCTATGACTAAGGAAGAACGTACTAGATCTACTCAAAGGAATAGGACGTTTGTCACTAAGTGAGTACATACCGTACATAATTTCCTTGTCTGTTGTCGTAGGCAGTCTTGCCTTCATTCCTCTTTGGCTGCTATACTTCGGTTTCAGAATTGTAAAAACCTTTATCAAAGGAAAAACAAATGTCAGATAATCCACATTCACCATGCCCCTATGAAGACTGTAGTTCTTCAGATGCATTCAACTGGAACGATGATGGCTACGGTCATTGTCATTCATGCAGCAGGGCATACCCGATGAAAAACATGCCAGCAACTTTTGACTGGGTTAAACAGGAGTACCCCTTGAAAGAACGTATCCAACCACAAAACATACAAGTCACTGGTGTTAAGTATGATGGCATCAGAGGTATTGATGCTGATGTATGCAAACTATACGGCATACAAATACAGACAGGCCCGAATGGTGAGGATGTGCGGTATGCATACAAGTACCCACACACTATTAAATATCGTATGTGTAATGACAAATCAAAGTCATGGGTCAAAGATCGTGGCTTAGGTATGAACCACCTGTTTGGCCCTGAGTTCAATGCTGGTACAGGTAAACGCATCTACCTTACAGAAGGTGAGTTCGATGCAGCCAGCTTGTATCAGATTCTTGGCAAGACATTTCCTGTAAAGTCTTTACCCTCTGCATCTATTGGTGAGAAGTTTATCAAGCACAATGTAAAATACTTATCATCATTCAAAGAGATTGTGTATGCAGGTGAGCTTGATGATGCTGGACGTAGGGCCGCTGATAAATTGTATCAGGCATTCCCTGAGAAGTTTTACTATGTGCCTATGACGGAGTGCAAGGACGCTAATGAGTTCCTTGAGACAGGTAAACACGAAAAGCTTATGTGGGCAGCAAGATCACCACAACGGTATACACCAGAGAACTTCTTTTGTTCTGATGCTGATGTAGAAGCAGCTATTAAGAATGAGAATCCATACGAGTATGTACCAACAGGTCATACTGGCTTGGATGAAAAGATCCGTGGTATGGTTAAGGGTGGACTGACATTCATCAAAGCCCCTCGTGGTACTGGTAAGACTGAGGTGATCAGATACTTTGAGACAGGTCTACTCAACAATGGTGATACATCAGTAGCTATGCTACACATGGAAGAGATGAAGTCTACCACCTACCGTGCTATGGCTACATATCATCTAGGTGTAAACGTTAGAACTAAAGAGGATGCTGCTAACAACAACGTGTCAGAACAGAACGTCATTGAGGCTGCTAAGATTGCAACCAAGGGTGAGAATACAATCATCTTTGAAATGATGTCACATGATGATCCACTTAAGTTGCTCGACTATGTACGTCTAGCTGTTACAGTCTATGGTGCTGGCTATATATTTATTGACCATGTACAACGCTTGGCCTACTTATCTAACTCAGGTGTGGACGGTGCTACTAGCACACTGACTACACTAGGCTCACGTATGGCTCAGTTAGCTAAAGAGCTAAACATTGGTGTGATCTTTATCTCTCAGGTCAATGACGATGGACGTACCAAGTATGCTGCATCACTTGAGGAAGAAGCAATCATATGTATCAAGCTAGAACGTACAGCAGAAAGTGAGGACGAAGTAGAACAGAACACAACAACCTTTATCGTAGATAAGAACAGACCTTTTGCTAAGTTAGGTAGGGCAGGATCGGTGTACTATGATCCAACAACAACCATACTAAGAGAGGATTTGTTTACACAAGAATCACAGGTGGCATAATGATATTTGATGTAGAAGCTGATGGCCTCTTAGATGATGCCACCAAGATACATTGCATGTCGTTCACTAGGGATGGATTCCCAATGTGCTCGACAAGTGATTATGATGCAATGAGAAACATACTACTTAATCAAAAGGTTTTGATAGGTCATAACATTGTACGTTATGATGTACCATTACTTGAAAAGATCTTAGGTATTAAGATCAAGGCTAAGTTGTATGATACATTACCTATGTCATGGGTAATTAATACTGATAGACCCAAGCATGGGCTTGAGTCTTTTGGCGAAGACTTTGGTGTACCCAAACCTGAGATAAATGATTGGGTAAACCTAACTGAAGAGGAGTATATACATAGGTGTCAAGAAGATGTTAAGATAACTAAAAGACTTTGGGAAAATCTTACCCAAAGATTTATGATGGTTTACAAAGACAAATCTAATCTCGACAGGTTCTTGCAATACCTTACATTTAAGATGAAATGTGCCTATGCTGCAGAGGAAAGTGGTTGGAAGCTAGACATTGATCTTGCAAAAGATTGTGTAGCTAAACTAAAAGCCGAGCAGGACGAAAAGATTACTGAACTAAAAACAGTAATGCCAATGCGTACTTTGTTTAGAAAAAAGTCAAAGCCAAAGGTAATGCACAAGAAAGATGGATCACTATCTAAACAGGGTGCTGAGTGGAATGCTTTACTTCTAGAACATATGCATCCCTCTATCTATATCGGTGAAATAGAAATAGTAAAAGGAGTTGAAGAGCCTAACCCTAAGTCCAGTGATCAGGTAAAGGCATGGCTGTTTGATCTAGGTTGGAAACCTTGTACATTTAAGTTTGTTGAGGATCGTAAGATCCCACAAGTACGAAAGAACGGTGAGCTTACTAACTCAGTTAAGCTACTAATTAATAATAATCCTACGGTAGGTGTGCTTGATGGGCTTACTGTTATTCAACACAGACTAGGTATCTTTGAGGGTATGCTTGACTGTGAGGTTGATGGTTATGTTAAGGCAGAGATTGATGGCCTTACCAACACACTAAGATTTAAACACAGAAAACCTTTAGTAAATCTTCCGGGTATAGATAAACCTTGGGGTAAAGAAATACGTGGTTGTCTTGTAGCACCAGAGGGTTATGTATTGTGTGGTGCAGATATGACATCACTTGAAGACACAACCAAACGACACTATATGAAACCTTACGATCCTAAGTATGTAGAAGAGATGTCAAAGGATGGGTTTGATCCACACTTAGACTTAGCCAAACATGCTGGTGCGGTGACACAGGCTGATATAGATAAACACAACTCAGGTCAGGTTAGTTTAAAGTCACTACGAAAGAACTATAAGGTTGTTAATTACTCAGCTACCTATGGTGTTGGTGCTGCAAAATTATCTAGAGAGACTGGTATGACAGAGGCAGAAGCTAGGAAACTTTTACATGCCTATTGGAAACGTAACTGGTCTGTCGCAGAGTTTGCTGCAGACAACATAAAGAAAGTGAAGCTTATCAATGGACAGATGTGGGTACAAAATCCTGTCAGTAAGTTCTGGCATACTCTTCGATATGAGAAGGATGTATTCTCTACACTCAACCAATCTACAGGTGCTTACTGTTTTGATAAGTGGGTAGCTTATTATCTTGCAGCAAGACCAAATATCATAGGGCAGTTTCACGATGAATCTATTAACCTTGTTAAAAAAGGTGACGAACAAGATCACCAACTTAAACTTGTGTCTGCTATTCGTAAACTAAATAAGGAGTTAAAACTTAATGTTGATCTAGGTATTGATGTACAGTTCGGGAATAAATATTCCGAAATACATTAAAAAGTTCTTGCATGTACTTTTCAACACATGCTACAATTCAATTCTAGTCTTTAAAGGAGTTAGCGAATGGCTAAAATAACAGTAACAGGTATTGCTCAGTGGGCAAAAGTATTTGAAGAGAACCGTGACCTTGATGGATATCAGGGTCAGTGGCAAGACACTAACGGACGTTGTACTATTGAGATGATTCTCGATGAAGACAACACTGCCCGTGTTAAAGCTTCTGGATGTATGTCATCAGGTAAGGATGATCCAGAAGGACGAGGACGTGCATTCAAGTTTACACGTAAGTTTGAAACCCCCAATGATTGGGATGGTGGAGCACCTACAGTATACAAACCAGACGGTTCAGAGTGGAACTTTGAATCCGATGGACCAATTGGCAACGGTTCAGAGGTTCTAGTAGAGTTAGACATCTATAAGAACAAGCAGTATAGCACTGTAACTACACGGCTTGAACGTGTTAAGGTTATGAAACATGTTTCATATGATGGTGCAGGTGGTAACTCTGGGCCTGATCCTTTTACTAAGGATGTAACATCAGGTAGTGTAGCTGCGGCAGCAGCACCTAAAGCTGAACTTGTGTCAGAAGAAATCCCGTTTTAAGGAGTAAGTTATGCCTAAGATAGATACAATAGTCGAAGATATTTACTCTGTAATTGAAGGAAAGGGTGGGTGGGATAGAACAATTACAGAATACTTAGCACGTAATATAGCTGACGTTGCACACGATAGGTTTAAGGAACCTCAGAAGCCCAGAGGATATTTAAGTTTATCCTCTGTGGGTTCACCCTGTAAAAGAAAGACTTGGTATAGAATAAATAAAACAGAGGAAGCTGCACCATTAAAGCCCCAGTTACTGGGTCTTTTCTTTTACGGGGATCTTTTAGAAACTCTTGTCCTTGCCCTAGCAAGGGCAGCAGGACACGATGTACAGGGAGAACAAGACAGACTCTCTGTTCATGGTATCAAGGGTCATAGGGATGCAGTTATTGATGGTGTAACAATAGATGTTAAGTCTGCATCACGTTATGGAATGCAGAAGTTTAAGAACCATGTGCTACGTGATGATGATCCCTACGGTTACATAAGTCAGTTGAGTTCATATGTTTATGCAGGTAAGGATGATCCACTTGTAACAGATAAAAAGCGTGGTGCTTTCCTTGTCGTACAGAAAGATACTTTTGAACTTTGTTTAGATACTTACGACTTCACCGAGGAGTTAAAAAATAAAGAGCAAGAGGTTAAGAAAGTAAAAGAAGTTGTGTCAGGCGAATTACCAGAAGAACGTATTGCACCTATCCCTCAGTCAGATACATCTGAAAACACTAAGCTTACGTTTGCTTGTTCAGGCTGTGAGTATAGAAAAATATGTTGGCCTGAAGCAAGAGTGTTTCAATATGCTGGTGGACGTAAGGAGTATTTGATTGATGTGGTTAAGAAACCTAAAGTACCTGAGTTAATAGATTGAGTAAGCAGGGTAAACAAAAGGGCAGGTTAGGCCAGCAAGAGATCAGGGATGCTTTACTAGAAGCTTTTCCTGAGCTTGAGCCTGATGATGTTAAGTCTACTATTATGGGTGATACTGGTGCAGATATACAGCTATCACCTGCAGCACGTAAGTTAATACCTATATCAATAGAAGTTAAACGTAGGAAGTCTGGTTTAAAAACTGTGTATGATTGGATGAAACAAGCTGACAATCACACAAAGAATCCACCTGTTGTTTTCTATCGCAGCGACAGACAGAAGTGGTTAGTTATAACAGAGCTAGATCATTACATACAATTGCTCAGAGGTGACAATGACAAACAGTGACATGCAAGATAAGACTGTAAAAATTTGGGATGTAATATCTGGACCATACCCTTGTGACATTCCTGATGCAGAAGATGTACATTTTAATCTGTGTAAGGTAGAGGTAGATGGTAAGATAGAATCTGTAGAATATTTCTTTGATAGTTTTAACGAGGCATACGAAATGATAAAGTACTTTCAAAAGAACATTGAACCTATTGAAATTGAATATGGTGATTGACATGAGGTGTCTGTTGAGTATAACTAGGAGTTTCCACCATGAAATATGAGGTGACTTTAAATATTGATGTAGATCCAGCGGCAAACTTTTTTGAGTCAGACCCTAGATTTAATCTAAACGTAATCCAAGAACTCATACAGGGAATACTGTATGACTTAGATGATATAACTGTAACAAACTGTGAGGTAAAAGCAGATGACTAAACTAACACTAGATGAAAAAGAATACGAAATGGAAGATTTTACTGAGGCTCAAAAAGAAATGGTTAATATCCTTAACCTTGGCTCTAACTCTTCAACCCTGTTGAATCACATATTGCAATGTGTAAATGCAATTCAAGAAATGAAAACAAATGAACTACGTCAATCATTAGAAGGTGATAAGGATGATCAATCGAAGTGATCTAGAAGCGTTTGGATATTTTGACATGTTTCAGAATAGCCCAGACTATGAGAAAGATCCTACTCGTTTCTACAGTCAATTTGTAGAAGATAAGATGCTCACTAAGGGGCGGGAACGTTTACTAGAAAATACACTTGGCTTAGTAGGTGAAGCAGGTGAGGTTGCAGAAAAAGTAAAAAAACTATTTCGTGATAAGAATAAGTTTAAAGATGAAGATATACTGAAAGAGTTAGGTGATGTGTTGTTCTATACAGTAGCCTTGTCAAACATCTTCGGTGGTAATCTACGTAAGGTTATGGAGGTGAACATGGCAAAGCTAGATGACAGAGAGCAACGTGGTGTACTAAAGGGAAGCGGAGATAATAGATGAATAACTACCTACCAACAGACTATCAATCCTTCATTCATACCTCACGGTATGCACGATGGCTTGAAGATGAAGGGCGACGAGAGTCTTGGGATGAAACAGTAAATCGCTACATGAATAATGTGGTTGAGCCTGTAGTTGATAGTGGTGCCAGTGAAGACAACATGGAGGTAGCACAACAAATAGAGCAAGCTATCTTAGGTTTAGAGGTTATGCCCTCTATGAGAGCTATGATGACTGCTGGTCCTGCTGCTGATCGTGACAACACTTGTATGTACAACTGTAGCTACCTACCCGTAGATGACCCTAAGTCCTTCGATGAGGCTATGTTTATCTTGCTCTGTGGTACTGGTGTCGGCTTCAGTGTTGAAAGGCAGTTCATTAGTAAGCTCCCTGAGATCCCGGAGTTGTTCAATAGTGATACTACTGTCGTTGTCAAAGACAGTAAGGAAGGTTGGGCTAAAGCTCTTCGTCAAGTTCTTGCGCTCCTCTGGGCTGGTGAAATACCTAAGTGGGATGTAAGTTTGGTACGTCCTGCAGGTGCAAAGCTTAAGACCTTTGGTGGTCGAGCCTCTGGTCCAGCACCTCTTGTTGAGTTGTTCAACTTTGTTATCACTACCTTTAAGAATGCACAAGGACGTAAGCTATCTAGCATTGAGTGCCATGACATCATGTGTAAGATTGGTGAGGTAGTTGTTGTAGGTGGTGTACGTAGGTCAGCTATGATCAGTTTATCTAACTTGTCAGATGATCGTATGCGTCACGCTAAGTCAGGTGCATGGTGGGAGAATGATCCACAACGTGCCTTAGCTAATAACAGTGTTAGTTACACAGAAAAACCAGATGCTGTTTCATTCATGAGAGAGTGGATGGCATTAGTAGAATCAGGGAGTGGAGAACGTGGTGTATTCAATCGTCAAGCAAGTAAGAAGCAAGCTGAAAAGAATGGTAGGCGTGATCCTAACTATGAGTTCGGGACTAACCCTTGCAGTGAAATCATCTTGCGTCCTAATCAGTTCTGTAATCTTACGGAAGTTGTTATCCGTGCCACAGACAGTCTCAAAGATCTGGAACGAAAAGTCCGTATGGCAACTATTTTGGGAACCATACAGTCTACATACACAAAGTTTCCCTATCTGCGAAAAGTGTGGTCTAGAAATACAGAAGAAGAACGACTGCTTGGTGTGTCACTCACAGGGATAATGGATAATCCTCTGATGACACTAAAGAATAAAGGTTTGGAGAAAACTCTTGAACATCTTCGTGGGATCGCTGTATCTACTAATGCTGAATGGGCTGACCGTCTTAATATACCTGTTGCTGCTGCAATTACATGCGTCAAACCATCGGGAACAGTCTCGCAACTGGTGGATAGTGCCAGTGGCATACATGCTCGCCACAGTTCCTATTATATCCGTACTGTCCGTGGTGATAATAAAGATCCGCTAACACAGTTCATGATTGATCAGAGAATACCTAGTGAGCCTTGCGTCATGAAGCCAGATCAAACCACAGTGTTTAGCTTTCCTGTTCAATCCCCTAAAGGATCTGTAGTTACAAAAGATATGACTGCGATAGAGCAGTTAGAAATATGGCTTGCATATCAACGTTCATGGTGTGAACACAAACCAAGCGTTACGATAAATGTCCGAAAAGATGAGTGGTTTGAAGTAGGTGCATTCGTTTACAAACACTTTGATGAAATGTCAGGTGTATCGTTTCTACCTTATAACGAACATACCTATCAGCAAGCACCCTATCAAGACATAGGTAAGCATGATTACAAAACTTTGTTATCCTGTATGCCAGAGACTATTGATTGGACTAAGCTAGCTTCGTATGAAAGTGAAGACAACACTGTATCAATGCAAACTATGGCTTGCTCTGGTGACGTGTGTGAAATAGTAGACATAACATAAAGGAGAAAAATATGTTTGAAGTAATGACATTTATTGCAGGTGCAATAGTAGTAGCAGATCTTGTTATCCCACTAACAGTGGATATGATCTCAGGTATGTTCTAATGTATGTGCTAGTGCTCATCATGACCTTCCAAGGAAATATGAAAGTACAAGCTTTTCACTCTCTGTTTCCAGATTATAAAACTTGTATGCAAGTAGCTACAACAATGGAAGATAGATTGGTGAGCACTAAGCCATCACCAGATGCTACAGCAAATACATATTGTTTTGAATTACCTAAAGGTGTCTAATGCAACTAGAATTATTCCCCATAGTTGAGAGTAAATCAGATGGAGATGTTCAATGTAGAAACTGTAAAAAGTATTTACCCCTAAGTAACTTTAGGCACAGGTCAGACAGAGTAAATAACTACAGGGTTAAGTCTTGTAAGACGTGTGAAAAAGAGGAGAACTTAATACTAAAAAATCTTCACGATACCGCACCAAAGAAGCTTGGCTTTTGTGAGTGTTGTAGAAAAGATTTTGATAATAAAGACTTGAACTTAGATCATTGTCATGATACACTTTCATTCAGAGGTTGGCTCTGTGGTAAATGTAATTCTGGTATTGCATTACTAGGTGACAATAAAGAAGGGGTTCAAAGGGCACTTAAATACTTAACTGGTAAATAATAAGGATACTAAAAATGGCAGTAAGAAAAAAGTTTAATCGTTCTCTTTACAAAGCCTACGATGGCAAAGCTAAAGAAGCTCTAGTCAAACATTTAGAATCTAAGGGTCATACAATTCTTCAAGACAAAGAAGACTACTACGCTGATGTAGTGTCAGAAAAAGATGGGTACACTTACTTTAACGAAGCTGAAGTAAAGGTAGCATGGGATGAGGATTGGCCTGAGCATTGGGCTGAGATTAGAATACCAGAAAGAAAGCAAAGACTACTAGATAAGTACGAAGGAACAAATGGGGTTCTTAACTTCTATGTATTTCGTAGTGACATGAAACAGGCTTGGCGTATTAAAGATACTAAGCTAACACAAGAAAGTTTAGGAGAGGCAAAAGGTAGGTACATACGAAAAGGAGAATTGTTCTTTCACATTCCTTACACAGAAGCGGAGCTAGTAGAAATACGATGAGTTATGATGCGGTAAATAATCCTGCCCACTATAAATTAGGCGATGGCGTTGAGTGTATTGATTACATTAAACAGGTACTTACACCTGAAGAGTTCAAGGGTTACTGTCATGGTAATCTAATTAAGTATCAACACCGTCATGGGTACAAAGGTAATCCTGTTGAGGATATGGAAAAAGCTGAGTGGTACTTACGTAAGATGTTAGAGGCTATGAAGGAGATTCATAAATGAAACCTTTTCAAAAAGGTATAGAAGCATTTAAAAAAGGACGGTTAGGGAATCCCTACCGTCCTAATACTAAAGATAATCGTGATTGGGAGTTTGGTTTCAACAGAGCCTACTTTGCAAATCTAGAAAAAGTTTTAGAGAATGAAAACAAAATTAGAAACAGAAGCTAAGAAGTACGTACAAAGCAAACGTACCCCCAAAGATACTAAGCCATTGACTGCAAGACGTTACCTAGCTGGGCAAGCCCTAGCTGGGTTGCTTGTTAATAGCAGAGGATCTCAGATGATAGATATAAAGAAGGCTGCATATGAGTGGGCAGACTACATGTTAGATGACGATACTAGTTAATACCTTTTGGATTCATAGCTTGTGTTCTAACCATTAATATCTGTCGTCTTTCTAATTCATTTGCAACGCTTTCAGCATCAGCAATGTAGTCTTGAGATGTGCTATACTTACCATTTGTGTGAGTAGAAGCTGCCTTATTAAACTTTTCTGCTCCATATTCTGCACGTTTAAGATAATAAACATTTCTTAAATAACCTGCAGCCTTAACTGGATTTTTTGCTAACATATTAGACAACATATCTGTTGCAAGATTAACTTCTCTTTTAATTTCGTTGTCAATAAAAGCTTTAAAATATTCTCTTTTTTCATCTATGTCTGTTATTTCATCATAGACTTTTTGAGTTGGTTTTGCACGAGTAGGTACTTGTTTTGATCTAAAATTTTCAAACTTTAAGTGTAAATTTTGAGACAGTCTTGCACGAACAAAGTAATCAATGACAGGATTATCAACTCTACTGCTACCATATAGTTGATACTCTTTTAAACCTAGTTTATTTATTTCTTTTTCTATTTCTGTTTTAGGTGGTGAAGAGGACAAGCCAGTAAAAGTTTTCTTTAGTGGATTCATTTTACCAATAGCATTAGGATTAAAGATACCGTAGTAAGGTACATCATATCCTTTTGCAGAACCTTCCTGCGAATACTGAAGCTTTGTACCATCTAGCATTGCAGCATAGTCTGGTAAGAATCTAGTTGCCCTACTTATAAAAGTTCCTTGAGGTGTTTCAAAAGAACTAACATCAGTTCCCTTAGCTAAGTCTCTTGTGTATGGAGCACCAGCAGATTCATAAGTTGTTTGACCTTTAATATCTTTAGCCAACTGAAAAGGTATCGGGTAGGTAAACGTAGATACAATGTTACCAGCTATTTTTTCTAGCTCTTCTGTTACTCCATCCTCTTCCCATGATTTATAAAGTTCTTTGAGTCCAGATATATCTGCACCCATATCATTTAATCCACCCATAACAGATCCAACTTCACCAAGCATTCCAAAATCTCCTTGATCCATAAGGCCAAGGTTATTGTTGTATCTGTACCATTGATCACCAATAAATATTGGTGCGATTATAAAACCTAATGACGATGAAATATCTTCATCACCTTTAATCTCATTTTCAAGAGACTTGTAATCTACTTCACCTTCTTTACTTTGAGCAAGTATATATCCAAGTGCTATTAGACTAGCTCCAGTTACTTGTCTTACCCTTCTATCCTCTAAAGATTTATAAGGATCACCAGTAACATGCTTTATTTTTCCCTTACCTACATTTACTTTTTCTAGTTTGTTAGTGATTTCACCTAATAATGGGGTGTAGTCTGCAATCATTTCAATATGATTAGCTACATATCGGGGAAAAGGTACACCAAAAACTCCTGACATTAAGAAGGGAAGTTTTTTATTTACATCTGAAGCCATTTTAGCACCTGCTCCAAAGATAGACTCATCTCCCATATATGTTCTTTGCATTGTAAATCTGTTAGCATCATCTAACGCTTTATCTACAATGCTTTTATCTAGTTTATCTAGTTTACCTTTATTAATAATAAAATCTTTTACATTTGTACCTAGTTCTTTATTATTTAATGTACGTAACTGCCTGTCTAAACTTCCAAAGAATGCAGCTTCTTTAAACACAGTATCTGTAGCAGTGTTTAATATGTTTACAAACCTACCTGCTTTAGCAAAGGAAGATTGGCTTTGACCAGACATTTCAGATCTCATAGTCTCATGAAATGTTCTAGCGTAAGAGTCAGGCATCTCTATCTCTAGCATTTCTCTTGCCACTTGTGCAGTTCCACTATCCATAGACATACCACGAAGTGTAGCAGTCATATTACGAACAGTATTACCTAGTCCACCACCTTCTTGACGAGTAATTGTTCTATACATTCCTCTGTAAAATTCATCTGACATTTCAACCGCAGCTAATAAACCAGTAGAAGCAACGTTACGTGCTGTAGTTGCTGGCTGAGATGTCATAAATGCGATGCGCATCTGATCTATTTCTTGTAAAGTATTATAAGCATATTTAACTGGCTTACTAATACCACTAGTAACTGCAGAATTTTTAACTACGTTAGCAGTTATTTCTGCAGCTTTTAAATCGTCTATTGTAGATAACCCCCTTGAAGATAATGTATTTAAGCTTGCATTTAAAGTATCTGACGCCGCTACCTCTGGAGTCTTACCTACTGCCCTAGACACTTTAGAAGCTTCAGCAAGTTTTTTACCTGCCTCAGAAAGATCAGCTAAATAAATTAAAGAAAACTGTTCTTTAGTTAAGTCATATTTTTCCATTAAATCTGGTACAACTTTTGTTACATCTATATCTCCACCATCTATTAGCGAAGATATCTTAGATGTAATTCTTTCATTTGATTTTAAATTAATTGTATCTGCTAACTCTATTGTTGCTGCAGTAATAGATCTGAGGGTAGTTAAATCTAAACCAGAACTAAGAGAAGCTTCGACAGAAGTATCAAGCAAAGATCGTTTAAGTGCTTCACCCTGCTTAACTTTATCTGGATCTAGTGCATCTTTTAAAACACCTTTAGATCTGTCACCTTTTCTAGCAGCTAAGGTAGCTTCCATATCTAATGTTCTATTAACTGCGAAGTCACTTCTTTCAGCACTTGCATTTTCTAAAGTTTCTTTAGACTTAGCATTAGCTTTTTTAGCATTAGCTGCATTAGTTTTTTGTTGCTTACTGATTAACTCTTCAACGTTAATTGCTTTTTTCTTTGTTAGTAATGCACCTAAACTACCACCTGCAGCACCCAGAGTAGCACTAAGGGTTGCATCCTTAGCTAAGTCTGCGGTTGTGTAGTCGTAGCCTTCTGTGTAAGCTCCCATATCCGATAGGTCTTCACGAGTCTCTCCTGCTGCACCAGCGGTAGCTGCACCAATAGCACCCTCTGTTACAGCACCAGTGACAGCACCCTTAATCATTACATTCTTAGTAAAGTAATCTTTTAATTGTTTACGTACTAATATTTGAGTACCTTTTGTAGCTGCTTTAGCTGCTGCCTTAGATAGACCAAAGCTACCCATACCTAAAAATGTAGATGGAGATTTAATTATTGCCTCTGCATAGTCAGCGGTAGCAGTATCTCTCCACCCAGCAGTTTCTGTTTTACCTACAGACTCTACATTATCCCAAGCTTGAATAAGATTACCAAAGGACTGCTTACCTAAAATGTTTGCGCCCTTATCTCTTACGTAGTTTAAATCTTTTAATGCAGTTGCATCATGTGCAGATTGAAACCGCATATGTTCAGCAAACTTTTGAGCAAGCTTTTCAAAACCTTGTTCTTTCATTTCTTCTTTAGACATATTATATCTGCCACCAGAAAAAAATCTTACTAAATCTACTTTAAAATCATCTTC